GTCACGATCTCCTCATGAGCGAGCTCGATTGAGGCTTTCTTGAAGGCAGTACCTTGGGTTGTGATGTGATAGCCCATAGCGTAGATGCGGCCGCGTTTATCAACCTTGTGGGTCAGATAGAACTTGTTGCCGCAGTCGGCCATGAGCTTGTAGAACTCATAGCTTTGACGCTTGAAGTCAGCCCAAAGGTCTTCCTTCTCCTGAGTGTCGAGTTCGAAGGTTGGCTCTTCCTCGACTGTGCACAGGAACTGGGTGTCCAGCTTCAACGCCACGTTGTTCATGGTGTTGAGGACATCCAGGCAGATGTCGCCATCGTGATGGTTGCCTGTCCCGAGGATCAGGCTGTCGTTGTGAGTCAGGTACCCGCTGCTGTAGTTGTGGGTCAACTCCAATGGTGAGCACACCATGGGTGGCAGGTACTGTGAGTTCTGGATGAACTCGACTACACGTTCTGGTAGTGGGATGCGTGAGATGAGCATTAGGCTGGCCATCTTGTCCGCCTTGTCGATGTCAAAGGCATCGGTTCGGCAGAGCACTGCAAGTAGCTCCGCTACTGTGGTGATGGCCTCAGTCTTGTCAGAGAACCTGAGTCTGGCTGCAATCTGAGCACTCACGGATGTGAAGAGCTCAGGTTTGAGGCAGTAGGCCACGCCAATGAAGATGTCTTTGACCAGGTCCTCAATGTCCAGGCTGAACAGTTGTTGGATGCGCTTCATCTTGGATGCGTAGTACTCGCCATCCATGTAGTTCATCACCAGCTGCGTGCCCTGCAAGACTTTGGCTTGCATGTCTGGATCTGCCTCGATCGCTTTCTTGATCTTGGCGTCTATGTGCTTGCGGTTGTACCGCTGTTCATTGATCTCCTGAAGGATGATCTGTCTAATTGGTTCCATGTTTTCCCCCATGTATGCCGGCAACAGTGCCGTCCATGGACGGAGTCCAAGGGTGTTGAACTGTCTTGGCTGAGGTTTGATGGTTTAGCTGGGCATGCCACCACGCCACGAAAAAAAGACCACCATCCCCGAAGGGACAGTGGTCTAGGCATGCACCCGGATTACTCCAGTGCAAAGCCGGCGGCATCAGCTGGGGTAGCCGATTGGTACTCGATCTCGAGCTTGCTGAGGATCACCTGCACACGAGCAGGATCCTCGTTCAGCCAGGCCAGCAGCTTCTTCTCGTTGTGCTTGGATTCCTTGAGAGGAATGGCACCGAGCTTCTTGCGCTGACCGTTGAGGCCAGGCAAGTACAGGTTCAGAAAGCCTTGAGCTTTCCAGCTGTCGTTGGCTTGGTTGTCGTCAGACTTACGTGCGGCATTGTTGTTGAAGGACATGTGAGACTCCTAGAGTTAAATGAACATCGGCAGGATTTGCCGTCAATGGGCGGAGCCCAGGAAAAGAGCGCACCCCAGCAGCAACACACCTTACGCATCAATACGTAGGGCGCGAAACTTAGCGTGACACTTGAGTTCCTGTCACCAAGGACAGGAGACCATGTTGCAAACATGGCGATGCCTAGGTAGCCGCCCTTAGGCAGCTAGTAGGAAAGTATTACGTAGTACTACGGGCCATTTCATCAAGCCTTACATACTCAGCAATGACAGTGTGAGGCGACAGCCTCAGCTTGGCGGCAACCTCCAACGGAGGTAAGCCTTGGGACCAGGCCGAATAGATGTCAGCCTTGGTCTGAGCGGTGCATTGAGCAATGGACATAGAAGTCTCCTGAAGATGATTACTTCGAAGACACCATGTCCTCGATTCCTCTTTTGCACGGAGTGCATAGAGTATCGGGTGAATATCGGTATAGGGATTAAGTGAGTTAGTGCGTACTAACTTGGGGAATAGCAATGAACTGACATTCCAGTCAGTCCTCTCACCAATAACCTGCGGAGTGGTGTATCGGTTTGATCACAGAGCAGGGACTGCTCATGAGATACATCTAGAACTTACTGTCTAGATCTTTGTGTTTGTGTTTGTGTAAAAGAGCCCAAGCACCCCGTAGGGTGCCTGGGATTACTTCGCTACCTTGAGCTGCTTATCCGTGACCTTGCTTTCAGCCATGAGCTGATTCAGGCGGGATTGGCGCTTGATGCGTTGCTCGTCTGCATACGACAGAGCGAGTTCTTCAGTACTCGTACCGATGTGGTCCAGGGACTTGGCGAACTTCTCCAAGGCTGAGAACAGAACGGTGATGGTATTGAAGAATTGAGTGAACATACGGAACATGAGAATCTCCTAGCTAGTTGAAGAGCGAATGCGGGATTGCATCCATGATTGGGCGGAGCCCAAGTAAGGGAAGGGTTGATTTACAGTTGCTCAGACCATTCACGACGGCTGCGCTCGAAGGCACGCTCAGAGCGAACGATAGTGAGCACACTGAGCACAGCGAAGAAGGCCATGAGTGCAGATGCACCAAGGCAAAAGGGTTGCCAGAACAAGGGAGCTACGAAGTAGCAACCGAGTTCGATTGCTGCGAGCAAAGCGAGCAGCACTGCAACATTTGCTTCTGAGTACACGAAGAAGATGTGAGAGAGGTAACGACGGGTCATGATGAGCTCCAAAGGGGTTGATTAATGCCGGCCATGAGCGGAGCTCACAGCGTAGGCGAACACCCCCGGGGGGGTATCGACGTTGCGGTGGTCCGAGCCTGTAAGTCCCACCTCCGTACCCATTTTGCGAATTTCCAGAAAACCCGTGCTTAAAAATTAAGCAGCAATGTCCCACCAAACCTGAGGGATTTGTTTTCTGGATACACTGCGGGCACCCGCTTTCTTTGGTGGTTTCTCCCTTATATAGACCCTAGTAATACTTATGGTTTATATCTCTATTAGGTCCTTTTAAAGGGCCTTTTTCATTTGGTTTACTATATGGACCCTATAAGGTAACTACTTCTGTAAACCCATGACTCCATTAACCGTAGATCAATTCAAGCTGGCCCTCCCTGACAAGGTGAAGAAGAGCATCAATCAGGAACTCATTGACCAGATCAATGGGACCTTGTCTGAACCAGAGATGTATGAGGCTTATCGGGACAACCTGCTGAGCTACACCAAGGTTATGGCTGATGGCCGGTTCAAGGTGCAGGAGTATGTGAATGCTGTGAAGTACGTGAGCCACAAGCTGATGGGGGCGACCAACATCGAGGCTTACAGCAAGACCTTCCCAGACAAGATTCAACGCTTTGCTGCTACCGGTGTGACAGCCAAGGACATTGCGTCCTACGTGACGGCGTACAACAAGTCGAAGCTGGTGAATCTGATCTTCGAGCAGACGCTGATTCCCAGCTATGTCCTGAACCAGGATCTGTACCAGAAGGCCTTGAATGTGCAGGCCGAGTTGATGGTGACGGCTAAGAGCGAGAAGGTTCGAAGTGATGCGGCCAACAGCTTGCTGACCCACCTGAAGATGCCTGAGACCCAGAAGGTCGAGTTGGATGTGAAGGTCCGTGAGGATGGAAGCATTGCCCAGCTGAGGCAGGCGACCATGGAGTTGGCCCGTCAGCAGAGGCTGGCCCTGGAGTCAGGGTCTACGAATGCCCAAGAGGTTGCCCATAGCCGAGTCATTCCGGCTGAGGTCATTGATGTGGAAGCCAAGGAAACGAGCCATGGATAAGTTTTTGTACTCGAGCAAGACGCTGTACCTGATCGGGTCCCTGGCCCTGAGCCTGGTGATGGCTGCTGCGTGGGGCGGGGTGTTCTGGGTGCTGGACACCGGGCATGGCCCGGTGGTTGCACTCATTGTTTTCCTGGTGATGTTCGGGCTGTTGGCCCGGGGGGAAGGGGACCTCGATGCTTGATCCAGTTGCAGAAGCCTTGGCACCGTGGAGCGTCGAGCAATACCTAAACGCGACCGACTACAACGTCGATCCCAACTACGTGCCGAGTGAATTTGCGCTGGAGTTCGTCACCTTCATCAAGCTGGTGAACGGCGGAGCCGGGGAGGAGAACAAGACCCCGGTCGTTCACTACAAGATGCTGGACACGATCACCGAGGGCGGACGCCGAGTGATCAACCTCTGTCACCGCGGTATTGCAAAGACGACGGTGATGGGTGAGTACCTGTTCCTCTACATCGCCACCTACGGTGAGATCCCCGGGTTTGGCCGGGTGGACCTTGCACTTTACGTCTCCGACTCGATCGAGAACGGCGTGAAGAACATGCGCAAGAACTTGGAGTTCCGCTGGGAAAATTCGGACTTCCTGAGGGAGTACGTCCCCGAGATCCGTTTCACGGACATCCGCTGGGAATTCAAGAACGCCGACGGCAAGGTTTTCATTGTCAAGGGCTATGGCGCCAAGACCGGTGTGCGCGGTGCGAAAGAGTTGGGCAAGCGTCCGCAGCTGGCGGTGCTCGATGACTTGATCTCTGACGAAGATGCGCGTTCCGCGACTGTGGTCGCTGCAGTGGAAGACACCGTGTACAAAGCGGTGGACTATGCGCTTCACCCGACCAAGAACATGATCATCTGGTCTGGTACACCTTTCAATGCGAAAGACCCGTTGTACAAGGCTGTTGAGTCTGGTGCTTGGGCGGTCAACGTCTTCCCAGTGTGCGAGCAATTCCCGTGTTCCCGTGAAGAGTTCCGTGGTTCATGGCCTGACCGCTTTACATACGACTATGTGAAGCAGCAGTACGACAATGCGGTGAAGCTGGGTAAGGTTGACACGTTCAACCAGGAATTGATGCTGCGAATCATGTCGGAAGAAGACCGAATGATTCAAGACGGCGACATCTGCTGGTACAACCTGGACCTGGTGCTGCGCAACAAGCACCGCTTCAACTTCTACATCACCACCGACTTCGCCACTTCGATCAAGGAGAAGTCTGACTACTCGGTGATTTCAGTCTGGGCCTACAACAACAACGGCGATTGGCTGTGGGTTGATGGGGTGTGCAAGCGTCAACTCATGGATCAGAACATCAATGACTTATTCCGTCTCTCGCAGATCTACAAACCACAATCTGTGGGCGTTGAGGTTACTGGTCAACAGGGCGGGTTCATCCGCTGGATCCAGGGACAGATGCTGGAGAGGAACATTTACTTCCCTCTTGCTTCCGAGAACAACAGCCAAGAGCCCGGCATCCGACCAAACACCAACAAGCTCGTTCGGTTTAATACCGTGGTTCCTCTGTTCAAAGCACGGAAGATCTTTTTCCCG